TTAAGTTGAGTAAAATTTGATGCTTGGGACATGCGTACCCGCAAAGCAATACTTGTTTGCATTCCACCAGGAGAAAATAACTGCAGGCGGGTCGTATGGCGGACTTGGTTCATACCATTCAGTCGAGGTCAGCATTAGATTCTGTGCGCTCGCAAGGCTAGAACACACGCAGTTGGTGTGGTTCACGTCGCCGCGAGTAGTCACAATAAATCCATATTGTATGCCTGATTCCATCGTTATGGGCGTATCAAGTACGATATGCTGCCTATAACTGCCGTCCGATTCTTGGGTTGTCGTCCAGGACGTCGCATAAGACGGCGGCTGGGCAAGCACCTGTTGCGGGGTCACGCTCGGATCATGGCCTAGGAAGTCAAACGTCCGGAATGTCGTCGCCACAACTTCGTTCGTCTTGTAAACGCTTGCCGCATTAGGCTGGTCCGTCCATACATCAAACGCCGTAATGACCTTGCCCGACACGCCAGGAACAACGACGAAAAGGCTTTGATTCTTGGAATCAGGCACTGAGAGGCGACCGGAGTTATCACCGGAAGCGCTAAGGCCTATGCCACGGTCTTCGTATGGGGTCAATGCATCGCCCGGGGCAGTGTAAGAGTTGGTGAACAAAACTGTCGATGTTGTACCCGCAATAACGTTGCCAGGATTCCCGGTGATGGACACTTGAGTATAGCCTGCAGCTGTATCGGCAGATGTAATGTCTTCGACGATTGTCAAGCTTACGCCCGCCGGAAGGTTGCCAAGAGTCACGCTGTCACCGTCTTTGAGATATCCATTGTAATAGGCATCGGGATTAGAAATCGCCGCTCCATCAATAGTATAGTCCACCGGACAGCCGAAAATTACGATGACATGAAACGTTCTCGTCGGGTCAAAGCCTTGACCAGTAACATTCATTTCAAGCGCGAGCGCTCCTGTAGCAGGAGCAACAGCCCGACGGATAGAGTTTATTCCATGATGGGTGAAAATCATCGTCAACTCCTTATGCCGAAGGCGTTACAGGGGCTACAAATTCAGCCATAGTCCAGCAATGGCCAACAACAGTAATTTGATATGTTTTACCCGCAGTCATGACATTTCCTGCATCAGCGCTGTATTTAAGTTTAGAACCTCTCGTTTCCCAATTATCGACGGTTGGTTCATAAGCGCCACTCCAAACTTCAACAGTACAATCAACCGTAGGGGTTACCTCAACAACATAGTTGCAGTCATCTGCACCAGCAGAACTTTCTATTGCTAAACGCAATGTACTTTGAGAAAAGCTTCCTATTTCGTTTAAAGAGTTGTTTGCAACTATATAAAGATTTGTTCCTTTAAGTCCATCTCGTCTGCCGGACTGATTAGACGCAAGCAGCAGCCCTAGTTCCTGCCCTGTTACAGCACTAACCGTATTGAGGCCACCGCTCAAACCATTGCTGTCTATTGTAAAGTAACCAAGGTTCAATTTGAAATTGTTCCAAGTACCGCTAACAGATCGGCCAATCCCCAAAGAAGTTGCGCCAAAACTCATTTTATCGTTCAAAGTGTCGTTATCAAAAAGGAAATACAACAAACCATCCCATTCTATTACAGGTTGCTTTCCTTGGGCCAAGTAAGTTTGCAATTGAGCGGTTCCCGTAACATCGGACATGTCGATTTTCACCATGTCAGACACCCCCGCAGGGCCTTGCTGTCCCGTTGCACCAGTGTCACCCTTGTCGCCTTTATCGCCCTTATCACCTTTTGCTCCGGCAGCTCCTGCGGCACCATCAGCACCTTTGAGCGATGCAAGCCATTGGGCTTCGGTTCCTTCGAAGCCGTTATCGACGGCTACTTCATAGGCAGATTTGCCGTTGGCCCCGTCTTGACCAGCCAAATCTTCCAAAGCAACATTACCGTTGCCTAAATTGGGAATCGCCACGGGAACAACGGCGTTAGCCTCGATTGCTTCGGCTAACGTTAATGATTCCAGTTCGGATGTTTTCTTGTCCAGGATTTCTTCGGCCATGGTTATTTCTCCAGTAAAAGTTGATTTCCGTTTTCAAGTAGCAACGCCCCGCCGTTTTCAAGTAACAAACGGCCTGCCGGAGGTGCTTGGAAAGACCATCTAATTTTGGTAAATGGGATTTTTTGAGCTTCCAAAGTTCGAATCAGCAACGAACAGGATGACTTCTGTCGGTCGCAAAAGACCGTCCAGGTGTATTGATCATCTTCGTCATATATCGGGAACCCGGCACGCGAAAGTCCTGCCCGGAACATCCTAGGCGGTTTTACGATTGCAATTGTAAAGCCAATTGCAGCCGCAAGAGCCTTGTAATGGCGTTCAGCGATGCCTGAATCCCGGTTGATTTCTGCCAAAAGGACTTGATGACGGTATTCGATGGATCCCGTGTGGCTCAGTTTATACAGATCTTCCCAGCGTTCAAGCGTTGCAGTAGCCGTGCTTGGGAAGATTTCAGGATAAGCAGCATCGGCATACTCCAACGCTCTGTCAAGTTCCTTGGCAACAGCGTATTCCTCCGCATCCATCTTGAGCGGGTAAAGCTGAGAAAGAGCCTTGTAGTGCGGGCTGTCAAATGGGTTAATCGCCATCTTCTACCGCCAAAGTTCCAAGAATGAACTGTTCTGTCTTATCATCGGGTTTCATGGCTGTCGATTGGGTCTGATATTCGCCGCCGTTTTTAGAGACTCGAACAGATGCATCCGAGCCGCCATTTTTGATGGCGTACACCACGATTTGCGACGGAATAAAGAAGTCTCCGGCCTTGAGGCTTGCAAAATACTTGGTGATATCTTCCCGGAATGCAGCTTCGTCCAAACCGCCAAAGTCCGTAACAGAAACTTGCAGGGAAAGCGTCGTTTCCTTGGGCACATTGACCCAAATTTCACGTGGGGCAACAGGGCCTTCGTATTCACACTTGGCACGGATAGCCTCACAACAACGCATCGAGAGCGTGTTCGGACCCATCAGCATAAGAACCGTACCCACACCATAGAAGTTATCAAGGCATTTGGACGATGTAGGCGCTTCGTCCTTTTCGCTCGATTCGTAAACTTCAACACCAAAGCACTTTACTGCATTCAAGGCTTCCGTTTGCCACGAGGCAATGCTTTCTATAGACTCAAGCACCAATTTGACACATCTGGTGGATGTTTCGGTAAAGTTCGCCATAGCCCACCAATAAGCGGCATCAATCTTGCCGAGGCGATACCACTCCGAACCATCGTCAGAAACGAAGACACCGAAAGATGCGGGGCGGTTCGTGATAAAGCCAAGCCCAAGACCTATGATTTTCTTGGATTCTCCAAAATCGACGATGACCGTTTTGTTAGTGTCCGAGTCTCCGCATGTAAATGCTAGACTGTCGCGGTCGTGAGGTTTGACAGCATTCGCTCCGCTCAAATTGGGCATGTTGCCGCTAAACATCGAGGATTCAAGAGCTATCGCCCTTCCCGTTGAGGACGCTTCAAGCGCCCAGCGTTCATAATCGCTAGGCTTACCACCGCTTTTCGGGTTGCGGAGGTATGTGATGATAAGCGTCAAGAGTTCGCTTGCCGTCAAGTTTTCGTAGTTGAGATTACGGTCGCTTGCCCACTGTTCAAGACTTTCCTTGTTCATCGTAGGCGGGAATATTTGGTCAACAGTCCAGTCCGTCTGCTTGTAAATCCCCCAAATGGCCGATGCGGTAGTTGCAAAGCGGATGTAGGTTTCCGTTCCTTGCGATATTTCAAGAGTAGGATTATAGTTGTGCGCATCATTCAACATGCGTGACAAAATTTGATCAACCGTTATTAACATCGCCTACCTCCACAAAACGAGAAAATTCAATTACATCGCCGTTATAAGCGACGCATTCCACATGCACCAAGAGTCTATCGTTATGGTCGTAAGTCGCGGCAGCCTCTACGCTTCTGAGGTGCTTGTAGTCCAGCATCCATTGCAGAGCTTCCTTGGCGTAGGTTTCAGCACGGCTCCGGGTATTTTCAGAAGCGGGGACTCGTGCAAGTTTCTTGAAGAGATGACCGAATTCGGGTTTCTTGTAAAGACTACCCTTTGCAATGCTTAGCGAAAGTTCGATTTCTTCTTTAATCTTGTCAGTTTTCATCGTAAGGTCTCCGGGAACGGTGAGGGGGCTGGCGGTGTGGTCGGCATGGTCTCAGTGACCGTGCAAACCGCCGTTTTCAAAACATCTTCAATGGCACCAAAAAGTTTTTTGTAAGGCTTTTGAACTTCGCTGGTAGTAATACACCCCATAATTGCAGCCAAAACACCAGCCTGAACAGCAACAAAAGTCGGCACAACGGAAACGACTGCAACACCGCCATGTGAGGGAATCCCCGGCTTTGGCAAGCCTTGCCAATAAGCACAGAGCTTTGTTGCCATGTTTGCCGCCGTGCCAGAAGACGGTTCGCACACGGTAAACGCATTTTCCAAAAGCGACTTGTCGCCACCAGCGGAGAGGTCGGCACCGAGAATAACGCCACCCTTGGCGTAATCGTCGTAAGCCTTGGCAAGCTGCGAAGCAACGCTTGTCGAGCCATCAGCAGAGGCGACTATCCGGGCAAATTCAGAGTCAAGAGTGTCCAAATCAAGCATTAGGCCCCCGTATCCTGTTGGGTTGGCAGTGCAGTAGGAGCACCGAGGTTGCCCACATGCGTGTGTTGGTTGAATGTATCACGAAGCTTAGAAAGTTTGCCCACCTTATCCTCGATGTCGCCATTTACACGCACATTGCCATCGATATCGATACCACCTTCGGCCTTGATAGCTATCGTTCCATCATCCTTGAGGATGATGTAGTGTTCCTTTGCGCGGTAAAGAGCCGTTTCGCCCTCTTTTACAGCGGGGCGGTCCTTGCCATCACTTGCCACGGCGATAACCACATTGCCAAATTGCAGGAATAGGCACCGTTCACCAGCCTTTGGAACGCTGATAAAGCCAAAATGTTGCATCATCTGGCGACCTTCGAACTCGATGCCGTTCGCCTTGCCGCCAATGCTGCGGAGCTTGCCCGCGATATCCTTGCAGCTTGTCACGACACTCGTAAAGAATTTCATCATAAAGAGCCTCCGGGCTGCAATTCGAGCTTAGTTCGCTTTCCTTCGTTTCTATCAAGCGTAAATGTGCGACGCTTGATCAAGTAGGCTCCGTTAGCTCCGTTGTAGTGATCTTCTACATCGCAAAAGGTATTAATGGTCCAGGGTTTGCCATTCTGCGAATGCCCTGGCATCGTGTATTCGAGCTGGATAGCGGAAGCCTTTTCCGTTGCCAACTGAAGTTCAGCGGTTTTCTTGGCGGGACCCTCGTTCTCGTTCCAGTTCACCACAAGAGGTCGATAGAACGGGAAATCGTCATTTTTGACGGAAGCGGCCACATACTTGATGTCGCTGTCATCCTGGCTTTCGCCAATAACCTTGATAAGCGAGTGTTGTTCATTGAGAGTTTCAGTTACGGAACCCTCGATATAGTCCATTTCGGGACCGTCTTCAAAGGCATGAATCTTGAAATCCGCCTTACCGCGTTCAACCGGCTTGTCAAAGACAAGTTCCCCTTCGGGGGATGCCCAAAAAAGGTAGCCTTGGGAATTGGCAGCTTTCTTGATGACTTCAAAAACGGAATCGCCCGGAGAAACCTCAATGAACTTGCGGTGGACTTTAACCTTATCCGAACCCGACTTGAACACGAAATCTTTCCTGGAGAGAAACGGCAAATCGCGCACGAGCCTTTCTACTAGCTGGGGTAGCGTGGTAGGCAATGTTGCAAACTTTGTAACGCTGGAGTCCGCGAGCACCGCAGCCACAGAACGGCCATCGATATTCATCTTGGGACCATTGCGGGAAAGTGAACGCTGCACGGTATCGATAATGCCTGCCATAACACACACGCGATTCACGAAGATTTGGCATGTGTCACCCTTGTTCACATCATACTTGGAATCGCATTCGAACGAAAACGAACCTTCCGGGGAATAAAGGTCTGCATCGATGGTGTAGCTCACGAACTTGTCAACGCGGGCATTACGGACTAGTAAGATGACTTCATCACGATTCATAGACAAGCACCTCGCCATTCATAAAGGTCGGATTTTTCACATCATTCAGGGCACAAAGGCGTTCAGCGGCCTTGTAATTCAACCCATTGTCCAGGGCGATCTTGTGGAGCGGGGTATCGTGCGACAGCTTGAGCGTCTTGGTGGTCATGTATTCCATCTTGAGACGCAACACTGCATCAGAGAGCGTTGCAGCCTGCTTTTTGAGTCTGTAGGGGCTAATGGCGACGGGTAGAACATTCTGGATGAAAGCCCTTGCCATGGCCAAAGTATCTTCAAGATCATTGGGAGTAAGCAAATAAGGTGGGTTTTCGTCAGCGAGTGGACGACCTTCGGCATCGTCAAGATCAACGCTTTCGGCGGCAATGGATTCGCCCATCTTCTTTTCGTCATCGGAAATGAGCTTTGCTGTTTCCGTCGCAATAGTTGATGCTGCAATCGTAGCAAACGATGCTTGGACACTCGCAGGGGATTCGTTAAGAGACGCGAGCATCGTTGACAAGTCAGAAACCAAAGTGGCTACAGAAGCCCTTGATTTGCCCTTGCGGGCGGTCACCTTGCGAGACACGGCGACAAAGGAATCACAGCATCCTTGGATAGCCTTGGCAAGAGTGCCTGATAGCGAGTCCACATAATCAATGGAAGTGCTAATAGCGTCGAGCGGAGCCTTGACTTCTTCAATAGCTCCAAGCATCTTTCCCATAGCCTTGCTTGTGGCTTCGGCAAAATTACGGGCATTATCGCCCAAAGATGCCCAAACATCAAGCAAAGACCAGTCCGAAGAACCGGCAATATCGGGAACGCCCGTCTGTTGCATTGTCAAAGCGACATCTGCAGCGACTTCCTCATTAAGCGCTTTAGCCTCTTCGAAGTTGGATGCGTAAGGGTCGCGATAGCTTTGCGTGTCAGGTTGTATATTAGCAACCTTAAAATCAAAGGTAAATTCGCAGAAATGGCGACGACGGTCATTGCTGAAAGAAGCGTTTGTCGGATAGCCTTTGACTGTGCCGTGCTTCGGATGTACAAGTTCAACAGGTTCCGTAAATATCGACAAAAACCATTTACGAAGCTCGGTATAATTCTTGTCATATTCATCGTTACTCAAGATGCAAGAGAACTTGAGCGTTTCGGGGTCAACGCCCATGTCTTCGAGGTCAGCACCGTTTTTGTACGGATAGGTCGTTTCGGCAATAGCGTGATTGATTTCATCGCCAATGGAGACAAGACGGAGTGTCCAAGGGCCTAGTTTCGGAATAAGATCTTCTGCCATTATGCCCCCCAGCTCGGAGTGTTCGTTCTTGATTTAACTTTTGGCGGTTTGCCCTTGTCCGTTTCGACAACGGCACGACCATTGGAATCGACATTAATGACAATGTTCTGATTCAATGCTTGCATGTAATCTTGTGCGGAAGTGCGTTGTGTACCGTTCGCAATATCCTGAGCCATGAGCTTACGAGAAGCATTCAGCTGAGCATAGAGCTTGTCGAGCTTCTTTTGCGACGGCAAAAAGCTCGTTTCTTCTTCGTTGATGGCTTTCAATGTTTCGTCATAGCGATTGGCGTGGGCGTTTTTGCCGTATTTTGCTTCAAAGCTCTTGGCGTTCGTGTCAATGGTATTGGCTGCGATTTCGCGAGAATTAGCGACAACTTGCCGCCATTCAAGGAATGCTTGACCGAAGTTGTAAATTTGTCCCAGTGCCCAATTGGTGGCGATACCGAGAAGCGGGCCACCAAGAGCAGAACCGCCCAAACGGTTGAGACCTGCGCGGGCATTCGATAGGCCTTGACGGAATCGACCGACTTCTTTTGTGGTCTGTGCGATTGTTTCAGTAGATTGTTTGACGGGGGCGGGGGCAGGTAAATCGTCATCCATGTAGTTGGCGTTACCCATGCCGCCCCCCATGTTGACGACGAATACCTTCTGGACGGAGCCGGACAAGGAATCAAGAGCGGATGCAGTCGCATCGTCGCCACTTTTCTTTGACCAAATATTCTTTAAGCCCTTGACCATGCCAAAGCCGTCTTTAAGGACGCTTGCGACCTTAATCAAGGCAAGCAAACCCGCAGAAGACGCCAAAACTGTCAGCCCGGTCTTTGCCAAGGCTGCATTGTTGGCTACATAGCCAAGAGCATCTGCGAGATATTCAACAGGCTCTGCAAGGGCGGTATCTGCGAAGTCTTCTGCAATGGCCTTCATTTTGCCAATGCTTCCATTGAACGAACTTGAAGCTTTCTTGTATCTTTCTTCAAGAACATTAGTGTTGGTCATGCCTTCCATACCGCTCTTGGTTATGGTATCAAGCGTCTGCCAACCGTTCTTGTATTCAGCCATTACTGGTTGCAACGCCTTGAGCGAAGACGCACCGAACATCGTGGATATTTTTCGAATATCACCATCAGTCTTTGTCATCAGCTGATGCATGATATCGTCAAAATCATTTATAGCACCTTTCGAATCGACTACATTGACACCGATTTTTTTCAGTTTATCGGATTTCTGAATCAATTCTTGGAATAGGGCTGCAACAGATGTGGTAAGCTCTTCTTCGCTCTTGATCTGGGCGTTCATTAACTGGAGGTAGCCTCCAAAACTTGCGAATTGTTCGGCGGATTTGATGCCAAATGAAGACGATGACGCAAGCAGACCTTTACCGACACGCGCGAACTTTTCCAGCGTGAAAGAACCTTGGTCGCCCTGGATAATCAACGAATTAAAGAACTTGCCAACTTCATCGGCGGTCAAGCCCATGGTGGCCTTCAAGGATGCAGCCACATTCGATAAATCCTCTACGCTAGCCCCGGATGCTTTCGCGGCTTTAGCGAGGGTTCCGCCCATTTGTTCCGAGTAATCGAAATCGCCCGTAATTTCACCAATCTTTGAAACGCCTTTCAAAATTTCATTGGCGGCGACACCCGTTTCAACGGCTGTCTTATGCAGCGATTCGCGGAACACCTTCGTGTCCGCGTCGCTTTTCTTAGCGGCCATGCCGTAGTACATGAGCGACTCGGAGAGGTCGCCCACATTCTTGATGGCCATACCCATCGAACCACCCAAAACCAACGAAGTGAATGGCGTAACCATACGGTCAGCAAGACCCTTGAAGGAACTTCCTACACGGGCGATGCTGGCGCGAGCCTTGAATCCAAAGCTGTCAATGGCGGCAGAAGACTGCTTCAAACCGTTTTTAAGCTTTGTCGGGTCGGCTCCGATACGGAGTGTAACTTCATTCGCCAATGGTCAGCCATCCTTCGTTGTTGTCAGCCAAATAGCCCTTCATCGAGAAGATGAGGAGCCACTGGGCATCGTTCAGTTCTTTTGCGGGGCAACCAAAATACGCAGAAGCTTCCACGCTACAGGCAAGCTTGAGACTTTCTGCTGAATCTGGTCCGGTTTTTTTTTGAGTATTTCCTTGAGCTGCTCAAATTCTTCATCCGAGAGTTTTTCCAAATTTGGATCGTTCTCGTCGGCAAAGGCATTGTAGGCATCGCACAAGGCTTTCAATTCATCGTTAGTGCACAATGTTCGCATGTGCTCGGCATTGCGGAAAATAGGCTTTCCCGTTTCAGGGTCGGAGAAAGCCCGCCACATACCGTGTACCGCTTCCTGTTCGCGGTAATCCGCCAAGTTCTGCACACCGATATCGATACCGTCGCGCCTGAACTCTTGCTGGTTATCGACCTTCGCCTTGCGGGCTTCGGAAACCGTCAAGAGCCTCATGCGCACTTTCAAACCGGGAATGCCAGGCCATTCAATATCCTTGGTGGCCTCGTGGGCATTCTTGATTTGGTCGATAATCGCAGATTCAGCGGCATCTACATCGGCAGCAGTATCGTGGGCGGCCTTGATTTTATCGGAAAATTCGCTCATGACTACTTCCTGTCAGCTGCAGAAAAGACGAGCTGGGATTCCTTGGCGGTCTTGCCGTCAAGTTCGTTCGGCGTAAACTTCAGCAACTTGACACCCGTGTAAGTCACCTTGTTGCCGCCTACATAGTTGACGACAAGCGTCATTACCTTGCCCTTTTCCTTGAGCCAGTCGCGTTCGGCGCCCGACTTCGGGAGGTATGCAAGCTCAAAGCCATAAGCCGGGGGAACATCGACCGTATCTTGACCGTAGAAATGGTCAACAGTCTGGGCGACTTCAACTTCATTTTCCTTGAATTTCGAAAAGTCAGTGATCTGTTCACCGTCAAGGATGAGGGAAAGAGACGAAATTCTCATGTTTCACTCCTTAAAGATAAAGGTCAATGGTGCTGTAGATCTGGTTGAGTCCAGGCACAACAGGAGCAGGAATTTGGCAAAGCATGCGCCCCGGAACATTCGGAGATTCCTGTGTGATGAACTGGTCTGCGTATTCGTTGATGTAGCGCAAAATCTGTTCATCTTCAAGATCTGATGCAACGGCCTTGTTATCCTCGTTCAAGGCATCCGCAAGGAATGCGTGAATGACCTTGTTTTTGTATTTGGTTCGGTGCATTGCAAGAATGCAGTCACGGAAGTAGTCAAGCGATGCGATGACTCCGGTATCGTTGAGTTTGTTCCATTCAGAACCGCTGTTCTTGGTGCGCGTGGTAACGGCACGCACGATGCAGAGCATGCTATCTTCATCCACCAGCGGAATTACACCACCGTTAAGAAGCATATCCTGTTCCTCGCCGCTCCACTTGTCTTCAACATCAGGGATAGCAAGCCCCGGAATGGCGACACCGTTCATCGGAATATTCGGCTTAGAATTGCTGGCAAAAATTGCACCGAGACCCGCCGCAATTTCCCACACGGTCGCATTGATCTTGTTCTTGACAGCCGCAATGTGCAAGCGTTCGTAGTTCTTGGCGATTGCGACAGAAGCGGCAGCGCTTGCCGTTGCAGAGACCATTGCACAGATTGCACGCTGGCCACGCTGTTCAAGCGGGGCTGCAGCAGCATCAAGATGTTCCCTGAGGTAGCCAAGGTTTGTGGCATCGTTTACCGGAGAAACGATAATGTGATAGCGCTCCGGGAATGCGGCAGCAAGGGCCGTCTGCAAACTCACAGTACCAACGCCCGCCGTAGCGGTGACCGTGCCGACCGTAATTCCGTCAGCTTCCGAGCTGACAGACACATTTAAGCCACCCGCAGCAGCGGACACGTAAGCACCCTTGCATTTTGCTGTGAGTACGACTTCACCTGTCGGAGTCGAGTCGTCCAAAGTTGCAACGGCTGTAAACGGAGCGTCTGGAGTATTGTTGATGACTTCTGCAAGATTGACAGCAACCTTCCCGCAATCATCAGGATCAACTGCAACCGTGTCCAAATTGTCTGTTTTTACGCCAACAGCATATTCAACGCCGTTGCAGATGACGGACACCTTACCCGCCTTGGTCGCGGTTCCCGCAAAGGTAAACGCCCAAGTTGCCGCAGAGCCGGTCACTTCGGCATGGCGAAGCAGCGTAATCTGTGCATACTTCCAAGCCTTCTTTGCAGCCTTGTACATCTGCATGAGCACGGAACCCGAACCCGCGAGGGAAATCGCTTCCTGTTCGCTGGAAACAGCCGTGGGCTTGTTTACGGCGAGGCTACCGGCAGACGACTTGTCACCGATAAGCAACACCTTCTGAATGTTGGCGGGGAGACCGTTCGGGCCCGCATAGTAGTTAAATTCCGTGTAGGAACCAGGAATCTTGGTTTCCGGAATGTTATTGCTCAGGTTCATTGTTTACCTCTTTGAAAATGACATTGCCCTCTGCAAGAGTTTCGTGACCAGGCGTTTCACTCTTGAACGTGGAGCCAATAGAAAGCAGTTCCCGCAATTCCTCTTCGGAAGATTCTGTAGCAACAGTGAACTGCGTTGTAAATTCAATCTCGATCACCAAGCAGGCAACAGACAAATGCTCCGCGGTGGTCACTTCACGCCAATCGCCTACCGTAAGCGGAGTCATGTCAAGCCCAAGGTCGTTATTATGGAGCTTACTTATCACATAGCTTACCACCGGGTGCGCAATCTTGCGGCGTTCTTCTTCGTTCGCTACATTCTTGAACACGAGCGAAACGACAATCTTTGCCTTTTCCTCGACTTCGCCGCTGTTGTCCATCACGGTAAAGTCCCCCGAAGTCACTGCACATGCAAGGCCCGGGCGGGAAAGCGCTGAAATATTGCTCTGTACATCAATCGCCTTGAACTTCATCGGCGTATTTTCGTCACAGAGATAGTCCTTGATAGCCTTTTCAATGACGTAGCAGTCCGTTATAGCTACAGGCATCAGAACCTCATGTTGCCAAGCGTGAACATGGCAGGGCCGCCATCGACCTTGGAGGCGACAGCAAAGCCCGTTTCGGTAACAGGTTCATCAGGATTAACCCCGATATCCTGCTCGCCATCGGCAATGCGGATTAGCAGTTTGATGGCGTTATCGTAGCGGAGCTTCATACCTTCAGTGATATTCAGTTCCGTTACGCGTTCATACAGGTTGTAGATGGTAAGGTCAACGCAGACCATACGCAACACTTCCGGGACACTCTGGAATGGACGCGGGAAACGCTTTTTCACATAAGAGTCAATGAGCGTTGAACTTTCCTTGATGGCCTTTTCAACGATATTAACCTTTACCTCTCCAGTCGCGTTCGGTGCAAGGTCATCGGTGACCTCGACCAAACGTGCATTGGGAACATGCCCTTGAATGTCCTCGTAAGTGCAGTAGTTCATTGTTAGCCCTGGGTGGATTTAACGACATCCTTCAAGATGAAGCCTGCATCCTTGCCGACAACGACTTCGGTCTGATAGAAGCCGGCCTTGATGACTTCGGCACCCTTGAGACCAACCTTTTCGTCTTCGACAATCGCTGCATAGCGTTCGCCAACCTGTGCGGTCATACCCCAAGCAATGCCTTCCTTGAGGTTGGAAAGCGGTTCGGAGTAATGCGCCCAAATGTTATTGCCCCAGCAACGAGCAAGAGTCGGATTCTTGGCATTCTTGGTCGTATTCACGCGGGCTTCGCCAACGAGAATCTGGTCAACTTCGAACAAGTCCATAATTTGCTGGCGAGTTGCAACGCCTGCACCGTTGGAGTTCGGATAGACAGCACGGAGAATGTTCGGGTCGGTGCGGAGCTTTGCCCACACAAAGGCGTTCATACCGATGATATTCGGACGAGCGAGCGGCTTTTCGAGGTATTCGAGGAGCACTTCGACGATGTTGAAACCGTCTGCACCGATACCCTGAGCAGCTTCGTAGGTGTGAGAAAGGCCAGTGCCATAATTGGAAGTGTTCTGAACAGTGTTTGCAACACGCATTTCACGACCGAGCAATACCTGATTCATCAAGTATTCAAGGTGAGTGTTTACAAAGCGTTCCTTGTTCTTGATCTGGTCGATATCTTCCTTCGGCACGATATCCTGCAAGCCATGAGCCACGCAAGCACCCGTTCTTTCTTCACCGGACAAGTGGATAATGTTCGGTTCAGAAGTGCGACCCACGCGAGTTTCAGGAGCGGTAAAAGCGTCGCCCTTGGTGCGTTCGTAATACTTAAACGCAAGTTCCGGGCCATCAAGCACCTTAATCGGCATCACCTGATCGGCAATGAGCTTCTTGTTCTGGTAAGCCGCAACAATGCCGGTCTGCTGTTCACCAATCGGCAAGAGCAAGCCAGCGGCAAGATAGCCACCGTCTGCACCGAAGAGGTTTGCGACAATCTGCGGAACGCCGCAGGCGGTAAGCGTGTCGGCACCAGCAATGGTGCTCAGAACACACACGAGGGAAATGAGCATGAGAGCGTATTTGGTAATCTTCTTCATGTTGTTGTCCTTGTTAAAGTTTAACCGGCTGCGGTCTTGCCAGCGTAACCAAAAGCAACCGTGATAAGGTCGCCCGAAGCACCCGCCGTGAGTGCAACGCCATAAGTTTCGGTGGATGCCCCAGCTGCAACAGCCTTGCCGTTGGCATCGCAAGCGATACGGTCACCGACCGCAATCGTGCCACCAGCGAGAACCTTCACATTGCCACTAGTCTGCACGACGATATTCGAGCCACTAGCAGTGTCTTCGTCACCGCTTACACCGAGAACAGCGGCACCAGCGGTGCCCTTCTTAACCTTGTCCGTGTCGGTTCCTGCCTTAACGAAAAGGTTCTTGCCAATGGCTTCTTCGGCCTTGAAAGTCGTTTCGTTGGTGGCAGCACCCTTTTCAAGCTTGATACGCACCACATCGCCATCAGCGGTAGCAGAATCGAGAGCTACAGCCACATAGGCATCACCTGCAGAAGCGGCGACAGCCTTGCCGTTACTACCAACCTTGAGCTTTGCGCCCACGGCAAAAGCACCACCAGCGGTGACTTCTGCGATACCGTCAAACTGCACATCCTGACGTGCACCCTGTACGGCATCCAGTTCGTAGCTCACGCCAACGGCATCACCACCAGCGGAAGCAAGTGCAACGAAACCTTCGGTTGCGCCCAAAGAGACGAAGCGGAAGGCGGGAACGGCAGTAGATGCCGTGAAATTGAGGACATTACCCTTCATTTGGGACTCCTTTTTTGTTAATTCTTGTCGCGGAAGCATTCTTCCGCAGCTTCGGCGAACGAAAGCGTTCTGCCCTTGGATTCTTCTTCGGCCTTGTACTTGGCGATTACTTCACCGGCAGGCACCTTCTTTACTCCGGAGAGCTTTGGCGATTCGCCAAACTCCACAATCTTCGGGAGCGCAGCGACAGTATCTGCAAGCACATCGGCAACATTCACGCGGTCATCGCCTTCTCCAAAGCAACCTTCGCCATCAACAGGCACTTCCTGGCACACGCCAAAGACCTTCATGAGATTGTCCTTGAGCACCTGGTTGCAACGGCCATCGGCGATAGCCTTGTCCAAAGTCTCGGAGAATGCAGCCCCAGCTCGCAGACGCTCCGCTGCAAGCTTGTCAGCCTTAAGAGCGTCGTTTTCGGCCTTGAGTGCTGCATTCTCTTCGCTCAACCGCGCCGCTTCGCTAGAATTGCCTTCCGGGATAGATGCGGTCGGCTCGTCGTGAGGGGGCGTTGTAGGCTGAGGATTCTGCTCCCCGTTCTCCAGCGGAGTAGAACCATTAGTTTCATTTTCCGCGAAACTCGAAGCGGGCTTTTCTTCGGTTGCGGTCACCGTCGGAGCTTGCTTCGGGAAATTGTTCGAATCCTTGATAACATCGCGGACAGATTCGATATCCTTCACAGCATATTCCGGGATGATCTTGTCAGCAGCTTCGATGCCTTCCTTTTCAATCAGCTGTTCACGCTGAGAGCGGAAAAGGGAACCAAGAGAGCCAAGTTTCCAGATAAGGCGTTCAAAGACCGATGCCGGGACAAGCCTATCCCAAGCGAATGATTCAGCGAACACGCAAACATCCTGTTCGGTAACTCCCTTATCCGCTTCGGCAAACATGCCTTCGCCAAAGCAGAGCGGGGCCATGCCCTTCATGGCAGGGGCGTGAGCGCCCAAAGCTCCGAGGTGCCTTAAACCCTTTTTCAAGTTGCTGTAAACTGATGCTGAAAGGTACTTGAAGCCGCCCTTCTTCACCTCTTCGGCAAAGTCGTTGCTGACATCGTCAAGTTTCACCTTGAGCACACCGTTCTCCACCTTGGAATCAACGACCGAGCCAACACGCGGGTCGTCAACCTTCGGGTGGCCCTTGACCATCGGCGGCTGGTAACCGGCTTTAAGCTGTTCGTGGATGCCTTCGTTCAAGTCTTCAAGGTCAGCTTCGCTAAAGTCGTGCTCAACGCCAGCCATGTCAGTGACCTTGCCGACCTTGAACGCTTCGACCCACGGTTCCTTGAGATCATCGGATTTCAAAAGTTTCTTGTCTTTCATGGCATCAAAGTTACAAGCGAAAAACAGAAAGAGGAGATGACAGTGACATGCCCTAAGTCACTCGGTTACAAGTAAGTTTGTTGCGAGGAACTATATGGACAAGAACTTTTGGATTGAAGCGTTTAAGCAGTTTGGAATAAGCGTCATTTTCGCCGTGATGTTGGCTGTTTTCTACACAAACGAGAACGCCAAATGGGAAAAGTCGCAAGCCGTCGAAAATACTCGTTGGGAAACGCTTTTCCAGAAATATACCGAAGAGCAAAGACAAGCCATGGAAGCAATCAGAGCCTGCTGCATGGAATATCACGGGAGGAATAAATGAGCAAGGCAGAACTCAAGCCCCGCGCAAAGGAACTCTACACCATCCACCAAATGAGCCTGGCAGATATCAGCCGGGCGCTTAACGTTTCTACACGCACCTTGCAGACATGGAAGGCCGAAGAACATTGGGACGAAGCCCGTGCAGCCGTGAGCGGCGGTGAAAAGAACTTCCACGCACAGCTTTTCGAGCTGGGCGAAGTTATGGCTCGCAAGATCAAGCAAGACGAACTCGACGGAGTTAAAGTAGCACCCGAACGCTACACCGCGCTCCAACGCATCATCGACACTGCAGAACACGCCCGCAAGTACGAAGCCGTCGCACCGAAACAGAACAAGTCGGAACTCTCCCCGGAAGAACGAGCAAAGAAAGCCCTCGAAACCATCAAGAAAGAACTGGGTGTAGTGTAATGGCCGAATTGACCGAATTCTTTTTCCCTTACCAAAAGCGTTGGCTACAGGACAAGTCGAAAGTCAAAATTTTCGAGAAGTCCCGCCGTATCGGTGGCACATGGGTTCAGAGCTTCGAAGATGTTCAGGACTGCATCGAACAGCCCGGACTCAAGGTCTTTTTCAGCTCCGCAGACATGACCGCCGCCGCCGAATACATCGACTATTGCGAATCATGGATTCAGAAGCTCAACGCCATCGCCAAAGCCCTCGCAGAAATCAACTCCGACGAAATCGAGGACTGCGAATTTGCCGACGAGGACAAGGGAATCAAAAGCAAGATTATCGAGTTCAACAACGGCTCGAAAATCTATGTTCTCTCCAGCAATCCCAAGGCGTTCCGCAGTAAAGGCGGTAAAATCGTATGGGACGAAGCAGCCCACCATGAGAACGACCAAAAAATGTGGGCAGCTGCGAAGCCCGCAGCCATGTGGGGCTATCCAATCCGCATTCTGTCAACCCACAACGGCGTGAACTCGCTCTTTTACAAGCTCATCGAGAAATGCAAAAAAGGCGAACTTGATTACAGCGTCCACACCGTACCAATTCAGCTCGCAGTAGAGGAAGGCGTTGCCGACCGCATCTGTGGCAAAAAACTCTCCAGAAAAGAACGCGAGGCATGGCTAGAACAGGAACACAAAGGCTGTTTGACCGAGGCAATTTGGCAAGAGGAATACTGCTGCAACCCGCAGGATGAATCCAAGGCCATGATTAGCTACGAACTCATCCACAGCTGCGAACGTCAGGGCATTCTTGGGCTCGACAAGGCAACCGGCCCGCTATACCTGGGTTGCGATGTAGCCCGCCACCGTCACCTTTATGTCATCTATGTGTTCGAAGACATTGGCGACCGCCTGATTTGCCGTGCTGTCGAAGCCTACCAAAACAAGAAATGGAGCTACTTGGAACAAAAGCTCTACAAGTTCCTGATGCTGCCGAACCTTGTCCGCTCCTGTATCGACCGCACCGGATGTGGCGACCAGTTCACCGAACGCGCTCAGGAAGCGTTCGGCACAGTCAAGGTCGAGGGTGTCCTTTTCACGAACGCAGTAAAGGCAGACCTAGCCATCAATCTATTGCAGGCTTTCGAAGACCAAAAACTCATCCTTGAAAAGTGCCCGAAGTTCCCGGGCGTTGACTCGAAAATCGAGGACGAACAGGCAGAAAGCATCCACGCGGTACGAAAGATTGTTACAAGCGCGGGTAATGTGCGTTACGATGCCGCAAGCACCGAGCAGGGCCATGGTGACTTTTTCTGGGGAGCGGCGCTAGCATACCACGCCAAAAACGCAGCCGCAGCGGGTCCGCTGTTTGTTCAAACTACAGATCCGTTCAAGGGGCAAAACGTGAATTTAGCCAGTTTCTAAAAATCGCACAGAAAGGCACTTTTAAGCCGTTTTTCTGAAAACCCTAGCAAGTGGACAACGAACTTCAAAAAATCATTTTTCAAAGAGTTTGAACGGCGATTCAAAAGGATTAGAAAACTACCGAGGATTGCATGAGCATAAAGAACAAAAAACAACAGAACGAGACCCAAAACAAGCGTGATTTGCAGCTTGCGAAGGAAGTTGCAACCCGGAATGTCGCCGAATACATTTCGGGGCTTGACTGCTTGCCGAACCCGGACACCATTCTGCAAAACAATGGCGGGAACATCAAGGTTTACCGCGAAATGATAGACGCTCACCTTGATGCAGTGAAAAACAAGCGCTTTGCCGCCATCACGAGCCGTGCATGGACAATTGACGGCAGCAAGGGCGACGCGAAGAAAGCGAAGTTTGTCGAGGAATACCTTTGGAACATCGATTTGCGAAACACCATCTCGCAGATGCTCGAAGCTCTTGGTTTCGGTTACGCCGTTCACGAAATCGTATGGGATGCAGTGCAGACAGACTTGGGCGTGCTCATTTTGCCCACGGCCATCAAGGACCGTAAACAGGAATGGTTCAAGTTCGGCAATGATGGCGAACTCATGTTGCAGACGAAGGACGGCACCCGCGAGCAGATGCCCGATCGCAAGTTCCTCGTGACCCGCAACCGTCCGACCACGGCGAACCCTTACGGCAACGCAACCTATTCCCGTTGCTTCTGGCCTCTCGCATTCAAGAAGGGTGGTCTCAAGTTCTGGATGATTTTTGTTGAAAAGTACGGTATGCCAAAGGCTATCGGCAAGGTGCCGCCAACAGCGACCGACAACGAACAACAGCAATTCTTGAAGATGCTCGCAAACCTCGTGCGCGATGCGGTCGCTGTCATCCCGCAAACAGGCTCCGTGGAACTTTTGGAGACCCGCCTGAGCGGAACCAACCCGCATAGCGAAATCGTGCGCTGGGCGGACTCCGCGATGTCAAAGGCATGGCTAGGCGAAACTCTCACCACGGAACAGACAAGTTCGGGTGGCACTCAGGCGATGGCGACCGTCCACAACGATGTTCGTGCAGACCTCGCACTTGACGATGCCGCAATGATTGAATCAAGCGTGAACCAGCTTATCCGTTGGATTTACGAAATCAACTGGCCGAACGAAAAAGACATTCCCTGGATGAACATCATCCTACCGGAAGACTTGCAGCAAGCCCGCCTTGAACGCGATGTGAAGCTTACCCAGCTTGGTGTAAAATTCAACGCCGCGTATATCACCGATGTCTATGGCATCGACGAGAAATACTTTGAAATGCTCGAAGTCCAGCCGCAAGGTGCGATGTTCGCGGAAGGCCCAGAAAAGAAGCCCAAAGTCCGCAACACCAGCCACGAACTCCGCAACAATGTAAACGCATTCACCGAGCACCTTGCAGACGAATGTGAAAAAATCGATTTCCTTGCCCCCATCCGCGAACTTGTCGAGAACGCAAAGAGCCTCGAAGAAGTCCGCGACAAGCTCATAGGTTGTTACGGTGAAATGCCGATGGATAAAGTAGCCGACGAAATGGAACAGGCATTCTTGGCGGCAGACCTCGCGGGACGTTTCGCAATCCTCAAGAAAGCAGGAATTATCGATGGCTAAACGAATGGATTTCAAGCAGGGGGCTTACAAGGAAGCCGTCGATTACTTCAAGCAGAAAATTAACATTCCTGCAAAACGGTGGAACGACCTCGAAGAAACCATGCACACACGTGCTTTCACCGTAGCCGGAGTGATGCGAGAAGATATTCTTAGCGACTTTCGTAACGCTGTTGACGCAGCGATAGAAAAGGGCGAATCTTTGCAAGACTTTCGTGACCGATTTTACACCATAGCAAGCAAGTGGCGCGAATCAGACCCCAGCTTTGATAAAAAGATGGAAAAGCCAAAATATGGTGCATGGCGATCAAAAGTCATTTACCAAACAAATATGCTCACTGCAGCGGCAGCTGCGCAGGAAAGACAAGTTCGAGATCCAAAACTCAATGGAGTTTTTACCCACGCCAAGTATATTTGCATGATGCTTCCGCATAGTCGCGAAGAACACAAACAATGGAACGGAACAGTTCTCCCGATAAATGACCCCTGGTGGGATAAACACAGTCCTCCTAACGGTTTCGGCTGCCAATGTGAAAAAGAGTTCATCAGCAAATACGAAATGGAATCTGGTGACGAACATGAAACAAAGCGACCGACATCACCTGAAAACACCGAATACATAGGAGAAAGCTGGGACTACAGTATAGGTGAAGCCGACCAAGGTGTATATTGGGCTTCCGATCGTGCAGAGGTTCAGGAAAAACTCCAAAAGAAAATCTACTGGGAAGACTCCCCTCAAAAAGGAATATGGAGTTCGACAGAAAACAATTCACTGAACCTTCCTATTGAAACGAACGAGAAATTTGCTCCTGATGAAACCATAAGCAAGGAAAACTTCGTCGAGAACATGAACAGACTCTTCGGCAATGTAAACAACGGAATATCTACCGTATCGTTCAAGGATACTTTGACGGGCTTCGAATACGTGACAAGAGTAGATGCCGATTTTCTTTCGGAACATTTTAAGGGTAAAGGAAAGGCCCGCTATGCCAACCTTCCGATGTATGCAGAAACACTAAAGAACCCTTCCGAGATACGAATGAAATTCATGAAGAGCTTGAAAACAGGAAAGTCAGCAATCCGTGCAGTCTTCTGGAAGCGTTTCAGGTACAATAACAAGGACTATTTTGTCGAAATAGTGAACGATTCTGGTGTCGGTGAAGCGTTCAAACTCTACACAAGTTACGCCAACAATAAGAATGCAGGAAAGACTATGACAGGAACCGTAATTTATCAAAAGCCCTAGAATGGTAGAGGGCGGCCCCCTGCAAAGGAACCGCCTTCTCTCAAGACATTCAAACGGGATGCAGCCCATCATGACTATCGAGCACTTATAATATACCATTTTTCACAAGGAAAGTCAACTAATTATGGCAGATTTCATCAACGCAGATGTCGATATTGGCAAATTTAACACAATTATCGACATTATGAAGCAAAAGGCGGTGCAGACCAAACCTGCCATGGCGGCAATCGGCAATTTGGTTGTGAAAAGTGTCAAGCAAAACTTTCGTGTTGGAGGTCGCCCCGACAAATGGACCCCATCGAAAAAGACCAAAGGAAAGACCTTAGTGGCTACGGGCTCACTCGAAAAGGGTATTCACTACGAAATCGGCAGTGATGAAGGTTCTGTTACCATAATGACAACTCCGCTTAAGTATGCCCGCATTATGCAGAACGGTGGTAAAATAGGTCCCCATACGATTGTTGCAAAAAACAGGCAGGCACTTAAGTTCAGCCTTGGCGGAGTAACTCTTTACAGAACCTCGGTCAATCATCCGGGTTCAAATATTCCTGCACGCCCATACATGCTATTACAGGATGAAGATGAAGCAAAAATCAAAGATATCCTTTATAGACATTTTACAGACTCAATAAGCAAAGAGGTAGCCAAATGACCAAACCCACTCAAAACACCAAAGTCGCAGGCATTCACTACGACATGAAACCTTACCACGAAACGATTCAAATCATCGAAGATGTTGTGACCCGCGAAAACATCCCTCGCAAGTCCGCGTATGCAATCGGCAACGCCATCAAGTACTTGCTAAGAGTCGGAAAAAAGCAGGGCGAAAACTGGCAAGACGATGTAGAAAAAGCAGAGAACTACCTGCACCGATCACTTACCGGAGAATGGAAATGCAAACGCTAGAACAGGCTCATCTGCCCGTTGTCGGCTTTCTTCGGCACAAAGTTGAGGTAACGGTAAATCGTGCGTTCGCTCACGCCCGTCTCGAAGGCAAGCTGATGAACTGGCTTCTCGCAATTGTCTGCCATGTAGCGACGAACAGCGTTTGGAGTCATCCGGGCTGGGCAGGCTACATGGTTACCCGCAAAGCGTTTCCAGATTCTTTTGGCGACATCGAGACCGAGGGTCTTCGCGACCCACTTTAAATCCTCGTTAGGCAAATCATCAAATGTAAGGGAATCCCAGACGCTCATCTGTATTCCAAATATAACTAAAAACGCACAAAAATACAAACTTTACAACAAAGGAAGTAAAAATGAAAAATTGGGTCAAAAAAATTCACGAAGAATACGAAGAAAAAAAAGAAATAGCGTCGTTCGTTGTAACCGCCGTAGGCATCCTGCTTTTTTGGGCGTGGCTTATTTTTGTTCGGTAGCAAGAAATTCAGTAAGGTCTTTTTGCAGTTTACGAATCATAGAAACTGCTTCGCCGACCTCTTTCATTTCAGCTTGAGCTACTGATTCATTGGATGAATATTCAACTTTATTCAAAAGGACGCTAAGGGTATTTAAACAAGTTGTGATTCCACCAAGAACAATTTTCACATCTCCCTGTTCAGAAGCAGCTTTCCAAACTTGATCTATTAAAACGACAGCTGCAATCAGGTGCTTGATAAAGAATTTTTCAAAATGCAAAGAAATTTCAGACAAAACAAGACAGGAAATGCTAAGCCTCATTTTGTTGTCGTAACTAGCCTGTCGAGCTTGAGCAAACAGCCCTGTTATTACGCTTTCTCGCAAATCCCTTGTTGTGATTTTCAAATTATTGACAAACTTTTCCTGTTTGTCGAATCTTTCGTCGAACTCCTTCTTTACTTTTTCTGTCGCTTTCTGGGTTGCCTTTTTGACAATCTTTTTCACGCCTTTTGTTTCGATATAAAGTCTAATGCCCCACACTGCTACAGCAATACTTATAAATATTTCAAACACCGTCAGCAAGTCACCGAAAGAGTCCGAGTAAAATTGCTGAGCCTTGTTCAAAAGGTCTATCGTATATGTCGAATCAAGTTTGACTTTGGCTGTAACAACCTTGACTGTATGAATGGTATCGCTGAAAACAGCGGTGTGAACCGTGTCAAAGACTGTTTGCTGGACATTGCAAAAAAGAGGATGACAAACACAATCTGCCATGTTTCAAAAACTCACTTGGATGATGTTACCGGTTCTGCCGATTACCCGACCTGCGCGGTGGCTTCCTTTGTTTCGCGGTTCGTTCGGGCGCTCAGGGCGAGGGCGACGACTACTTGTAACGATCTGGATTACGTTCTAAGTCTTTTTCAATTTCAACAAATTCTAACTGAAAGGGAGTGAACAATGCATCATTTGGCTTAAAGACTCCGTTCTTTAATGCTGTAGCGGCATATTTATTCAAGCGCTCGTATTTAGGAATAAAGATCCTACGAATAAGCTTTAAAAAATCATCACGCAACAAAGGAATTTGTTCTGCATAGTCAAGAAGCATGCTTAATCCATCAGGCCCATAGCAAGCATCTTCCATTTTCAAATAAGGTTGAGCCATGAAATCGGAACGAGCAAAACGAGGGGCACAATCTTTGTGATAAATACCTAGAGGAACTACTAAATGAGGAATTTGATTTTTATCTACCGTAAACTTCCAGGCGATGCGAGCATTTTCGATATCGACAACTTTACCGCACTTGTCACAAATCCATTCATGAGTTGCCAATTCGTCTTCAAAGCTGTTCAAGTCTTTTTCTTTAAAATCTTTTATATCCATGTTTAAAGTCCACCCAAATGACGTTATTGACCTTTTTTACTATCCGACCTGTTTCTTTCTGTTTCGCTCTTTCAGTAATTCTTTGAGTTGAACGATTTCATCATTAGACAACAATATGGAGGAATTAGTATAACTACTTGAATATATCATTTCACCATCGCCTGACAATAGCCAATTGATATTGCAACCGGCCTTAAGAAACCTCAAAAGGACATCTACGCTAGGGCTTTTACTTTCAGATGTGTAAGCAGACATCTGTGGTTGAGACATAGAACAAGCTTCAGCAAATGCTGAAACTGAACCGTATTTGGTCTTTGCGAAATCTTTAAGTCTTTTGCCAATCATAAAATTTTTTCAAAAATATTTTTATAACCACTTGACTATTTATAACCAAGTAGTTATATTGTTGATGTAGTGATGATTAACCACCATTACAACAAAAGTTAATAAAAAAGGAAATCAACACAATGACTGCCGATTTCACCGTCACAAAATTCTCTTGGCGAAAGGTCGCCGAAAAGGTCTCCGAAGTCGCCGGAAAGCCTTACAGTGCCAACTACGTAAGGGAAGTAGCCTCAGGCTACCGCACCAACCACCAGCTCACAATCATCCTCCAAAACCTTGGAATTGTCAAAAAAGAGGTAGCATAATGATCAAGAATATTTACGAAGAAGAACCCGAAAATAAGACATCTGCGTCTAACGAATCGTTAGTCGCAGAACCCGATGAAAGCCTGCTCGAAACCGCCAATAAGCTTGACGCTGTTCTTGGCACGGACGGTTCTCACAACGAAATTCTTTATGGCGAGAATGGCCTTGTCACCAACGGCGAAGAGAACGCCATCATCCCGGTAAAGCAAGGTTCTGCCATCGCTCCTCCAGCCGACGATTACAGCCAGTACGACCCGATTACTGGTGGTGCCTTAAAAGTCCGTTCTTTTTTCTTCGTCAATACGTCCATCCGTTCGGAGGTCGATGCTGACGGTAACGTATGGTTCATAGCCGATGACGTGTGCAAGGCTCTTGGCTACAAGAATACGACCAAGGCGATTGCGGACCATTGCGGCAAAGTCTATGACAGCAAGTACCTCGACGGCTCAAACGAACTCGCCAAGAAGATGATTGTCAAGGACAACAAGGGTTCCGACCATGCGATGATAGCCATCAGCGAGGGCGACCTGTACCGCCTCATCGCACATTCCAGGAAACCTGAAGCCCGCGTCTTCGAGAAGTGGGTATATGATGTTGTGCTTCCAGCCCTCAAGAAGGGAAAATACATCATCAAGCGCAAAATCGAGTTCAGCAACCCAGAAGACCAGGCGAAGTTCGAAGCCGCCAAGGCCGAACTCGCCGGGCAGTGCGAACTGTTCCCAAACATGATGCCTTCGATGACCTTCCCGAAGCCGCTGACCGAAAAAATCAACGAGGCGAAACGCCGCCTTTTCGACCAGGGCCATACCTTCCCGAACAATAAGGAATTCGTCAAGTTCCTCATCACCCGCGCACTCGAAGACCTCAACGCCTAAGGAGATAACCCATGAATACCACTCTTATTCATCGTTCCGCAAAACCACGCGTCTCTCTCGAATTTACTCCTATCCGCAAGTGCGAATGCTGCGGTGAACATCCCAACATGATTGTCAACGGTCATCATGTCTGCGGCAAGTGCCTCAAGGCAGGCCGTGTGCTCCGCATGCTCGAAAAGGAAAAGGCCGCCCGCGAGTTCTCGATGCACGGCACCGTCGTGTTCTGCAATAACGACTTGCCCGATGGCGTTGTCCAGGCAATGACAGACAAGCTCATCAACCGCTAAGGCATACACATGCAACCGATTTGGATTTCAACAGAAAAGGTCGCGGAGCTCATCGGCATTTCCGAACGCCACGTCCGTCGCCAGCTCCCTTTGTGGGAGTATAAATGGGTGGACGAGAACGGCAAGAAGGTCATCAAGATTAATGTGCGGAGCTTGCCCAAGGAAGCCTGCGACAAGTATATCGAAGGATCACTCCCGGAGCTTGCCGATGTCGCCACACACAAGGACGATATCGACATGGTTGCCCGTGCTTACGACCGTTCCTGCGGGAGGTCCAAAAAGAATTTTGACAAGTGGACCTTGATATTGCTCAAGTGCGAAGGCATTACTGGCACAAAGGAGCTTGGCCGTTTCGTGGACGAGTGGAACAAGAACCACCCGGAGATGAAGACGAGCATCAAGAGCATCTACCGCCAGCGTGCAGCCGTGGAAGACTGCGGAAAGATTGCCCTCATCAACCACCGCGAGGTGATGCAATCGACAGTGCGTGACGAATGGTTCGAGGACTTCAAGACGGCATACCTCACGGCAAACAAGATTAGCGTGTTTTCGTGCCGCCTTATCGCCTTGGGCAAGGCAATGGAACGCGGCGAAATCCGCTCCGATGCAGAGTTTCCAAGTCAGTCTGCTTTCGTTCGCCGTCTCAATCGTGAATATGCACCCGATGTAATCTACTTCGCCCGCGAAGGAAAGAAAAAGTTCTACGACAACAAGGGCTACCACCTCGACCGCGACTATTCCGACCTCAAGGCAGGGCAAGTCTGGGTGGGCGACACCCGCACATGGGACGTGTTCGTCAAGGTTCCCGGTCAAGAGAAGCCCGCCACCTGCTACATCACGCTATTCCTCGACTTCAAGACATACATGCCAATGGGATGGTGCTTGCACCACGATGCTCCGGGCACGGAGAACACGCTCAGGGCTATGCGCAACGGCATCGAGCGTTATGGACTCCCCGAAGAAATCTATGTCGATAACGGTCGTGAATACCGCAACCGCGACTTTTCCGGTCAAAGCCGTGGCCACCAGATTGTGGAAGACGAGCAGTATGCCGAAAGCATGGCGAGCCGCCTCGGCATCAAGATGCACTTTGCCATCGTGCGCAACGCCCGTGCAAAAATCATCGAACGCAATTTCTTGGTTATCAAAGGCAGTCTTGACAAGATGTTCAACAGCTACAAGGGCGGCAACGTTGTCGAGAAGCCCGAACCCTTGAAGGGCGTGCTCAAGCGCGGCGATTTCGTCACTTGGGAAGAGTTCTACAACATCGCTCAGGATTACATGACGAACGTGTTCCCCGGCCTCCCTTGCCTGGGTAAGCACCACGCGGGAATGACCCGTTCGCAGCTTTGGAACGAGGAAATAGCCAAACGCGAACCGATGCGCCGCGTATCGAAGGACACACTCTCCATGCTCGTAAGCCGCACCGTGACGGGCCGCATCATGCACATGGGCTTCCATTACGCCCAGATGGATACTTGGTATTGGGCAGAATGGATGCCGGTTTACAAGGGCCGCGAAGTCACCTTCCGCTATGACCCCGATGACATGCGTACTGCCTGGTGCTACGACTCCGAAAAGAAGCTTATCGGCGAATGCTACTTGCAGAGCTCCGTGGGCGCGATGGTCAAGGACGACGATGTTGTAAGCAAGGCGCAGATTGCCGAAGGTGTTGCCCGCAAGCGTCACGAAGAAAAGCTCCTCAAGGAAATCTGCCCGGAAATGACGAAGGAACAGGCGGCAGAATACATCGGCGCAATGCGCACCGCCGTAGGCCCGCAGGACATCTTCATCCCGGAAGGCCCCACGCACCTCACTCGCCACGACAAGGATTCCGCGCAGCTCAAGAGCGAGAAGCTTGTCGGCAATGGCGAAATCATCAACCTGCTCGGAGACGAAGACGAAGGCGAAACCGCCGAACCCGAATCGCTCTGGGAAGAACTCGCGAGGCACGCATAATGGCAGACATTGACTCAACCAAGCTCCTCAGGATTTTTCGAGCCGTGGCAGGGCCTGTAGCGACAAGAAACGTCGAGAAGGCCGTTGCCATCATTAAGAACGGCGGCAAAATGCCAGAAATGGTTCGGTCAGACGAAATCCGCACTTACTTCCGGGTAAAGGCAAGGCTCAAGAAACACGGACTCATCTAACGAATATGCCGATGGGGGCAGCGGCACATGCCGCAACACTTCACACACCTCCTTGTATGCCGCCCCCGGAGGCTCCCACTTTCAACAACAACCCATAAGGATAGATATGGAACAGATTATCGACCAGCTCAATGACTACATGTCACGCACGGGAGCCTCGCAGACGAAAGTCGCAAAGGCCCTCGGCATAAGCCCCGCCACCCTCAGCTACTTCCTCAAGGGGAACTACACGGGCGACATTGACTCCATTTGCGACAAGGCAAAGGACTTCCTTGAAACCGAAGCTGAGCGCGCCAAGTTCAAGACGAACGACGGCATTGTGCAGACAAGTACTTTCAAGACAATCCAGAAGTTTTGCAGCCTTGTTCTCGCTCACCAGATTTGCGGGATGCTCACGGGTGATGCAGGCTGCGGCAAGACCACCGCCCTCAAGGATTTTGCCAAAACGCACCCGTCCGTCCTCCTCGTCGAGGCAGACTACGGCTACACGGCGAAGGCTCTCTTCGACGAACTCTGTTCGCAACTCAGTCTCGATGATCGCGGAAGCCTTGACCAGAAGCGCAGCCGCATCGTCGCAAAGCTCAAGGATTCAGGCAGGCTCATTATCATCGACGAGGCAGAGCATCTGCCCTACCGCGCACTCGAACTTATCCGTAGGGTGCACGACAAGGCGGGCGTGGGAATAGCCCTTTGCGGCATGCCGCGCCTCGAAAAGAACGTGCAGGGCGACCGTAACCACTATGCACAGCTGAACAGCCGCATCAGTGCACCATGCAGGGCTAAGCTTCTCAAGGATGCGGACATCAAGGCCTACATCGATAGCCGATTCGAGAACTACGAGCCGAACGTCATTGAACAGTGCGCAAAGATTTGCCGCCGCAACTTCCGTCTGCTTTCGCACCTCGTGATGTGGAGTCGCGAACTCATGCGCAACAACCAACGGGACACGCTCGACAATGAAATCATCGAAAGCGCGTCACAGATGCTGGTGGTAGCCCAATGACACCCGCAGACCGCCGTGCACAGGACTTCAAGACCATCCACGGCCTTGCAAGGCTCCTGGGGCTGAACGACGAAGCTTACCGCGACATGTTAAACGACCGCTACCACGTCCGAAGCTCCAAGGACCTAAACCCGCAACAGCGTTTCCAGCTCATCAAGGAACTCCGCGAAAAGGTCCACAGCAACGTGCAGAAGTTCAACGACCTCGGCAAGCGCAAGTTCAAGGCAAGTCCCAAGCAGCTGAGAGCGATTGAAGCGATGTGGGCGCAAGTCTCAAGAGCCTCGACAGCCCAAGACCGCAGCAAGGCTCTGAACGCATTCTGCAAGCGCCTGACCGGCGTCGAGGTCATCACCTGGATCTGCAAGGATGACGCGAAAATTCTCATCAAGGCAATCCAGGCAATGGGAGCCAAAAGCCCCGAAGAATTTAAACAACAAACCAAAAACAAGTAGGTAAACCATGGCACAAAAAGACAAGCAGGGTAACTGGCTCGACGACAAGGGTCGCCCGATCCCCGAAGAGTACATCCAGCCGCAGGACAAGAAGCGTGACCGCATGGTCGAAAGCATCATCAAGCGCGTTTCAAAGCTCTCCGCAAAACTCGCAAGCGAAAAGACTGAGATTGTCGCGGCTATTGAGAAGTATCTCAAGGAACTCGCCAAGGACAACAAGGTCCGCGAGAACTGGAAAGGCAACATCATTATCTACAACTTCTCGCAGAATCTCTGCATCGAACGCCGCATCAACGAAACAATCAGTTTCGACGAGCGCTTACAGATGGTCAAGACCACTATCGACAAGTGGCTCAATGACCGCCTCAAGAACATCGACGAGCTCATTGCTAAAGTCATTTCTCAGGCATTCTCCGTCGATAAGCAGGGCCGTATCAATACGGCTATGCTCCTCAAGCTCCGCAAGCTCGACATCCAGGACCACGAATGGAAAAAGGCGATGGAACTCCTCGACGACTCCATCTTCGTGAAGTCCTCCAAGATGGCTCTCCGCTTCCGCACCAAGAACACGGACGTTCCAGACGGGGCGTGGAGCGAAATCGGTCTCAACTTCAATGAAATCGCGCTTGCAGCAGAGGACGTCAAGGATGCCGAACAGTAAAGAAACCCTCGACTTTTTCCGCGACCAGCTCTCCCTCGAAGCGGACTACACGCACGGTTATGCAGTCGTCATCAGGCAGGCTTCGGGCATGGCGCTCATGCGCGGGGTCGGCAAAAGCCCGCACGATGCACTCTGCGATTTGCTCGACAAGTGGGAGAACGGATGACAAAGTAGCAAGTTTTCCCACTGATACTCATCATCCTCGACCTCGCAGCGGCCATCGTTTACGGAGTCGTAGATATGGACATCCGCAAGGTCATTTACTGGATAGCGGCAGCAGTCCTTACCATCACGGTCACGTTCTAGCCATTTTCGTGACCACAGCCCGTTGCAAAGACAGCCATGGAGTGGATGGCGCAGGGTGTAAGCCCCCGCACGGGTACTAACCAATCAACAAGGAACCATGCAGCGCACCAACAAGCTCATTATCGCCTTCACGGCACTCACGGCAGCCGAAATCTTAGGCTTCGCTATCGTCATCAACCTACTCAACCATTTCTAGCCATGAAATTCAAACGCATCCACATCAACATCGAACGCAAAATCTTCCTCCCGGACCGCACCATCGGCTGGATGAAGATTGCCCACGAATACCTCGACACCGACCTCAAGACATGGCGGTCACGAGAATACGACCCGCAGGGCCATTTCGTCTGCTACACAATGGAACCCACCGTGCGCACGGGTCCGAAAGCCCCAGGAAAGACGGCAATCCCAGCAGGCACATACCAGTGCGTCATTACGCACTCCAAACGCTTCCAGAGGCCGCTCCCGCTCATCCTGAACGTACCCGGATTTGAAGGTGTCCGCATCCATGGAGGCAACCGCCCGGAAGATACACAAGGCTGCATCCTTGTAGCCTTCAAGCACGACGAAAAGTCGAACATCATCTATCAAAACGCCACATCCAAAGTCATCGAGTACATGACCGAAGACTACAACGAAGCGACCCTCACCATCATCAACAAGAGATAAAATGAACTTAGCCATCCGTCCCGATATCCCGACATGGAAAGAATACATGGACCGCACCGACCTCTGGGAAATCCAGTATGCGATGCACATAGAAATCCAGTCTTCGCTCATCCCCGGCACACTCGTCTATGACTTCAGACCCGGTTACATCACCGACTTCCGCAGCGGTCCGTCAATAGTAAACCCGTTCATCCCGAAGATTGGCGATATCAAGCTCGCAATCGCGTGGATGATCCACGATGGGAACTATCACGGCTTCCTCAGCAAGAAACTTGCCGACCAGCTCCTCCGAGAAATGCTGGAACACGCAGGCATCGGAACATTCAAGCGCAACGCGGTTTACTATGCAGTCAAGTTCTTTGCCGGGAGCCATTACAACACCCTCGACGAAGATCAAGGCCCCATCTACAACCACAACAAAACGCTTGTGCGGATGCGATGGCTAGACAAAGGGCAAATCCTCAAGAGTTTCAACGGCAAAAAACTCAAAATCAAGGCCCCGTAAGGGGTCTTTTTTAAAGGAGAAAAACATGCAAAAGACCTCAAAAAAGCGCACCGAAATGGGCAATTTCGACACGCTAAAGCACCGAATTAGACACGGTCTCAAGGCCTACAGCCTCCATATAATCATCTTCCTGGGCAATCTGTTCGCGTTTGGCCTTATGATCGCCATCATTTTCAAGCTTCTCTCAACATTATCGAGGATAGCATAACAAAGGAGTAACCGATGAACGAACGAGAGAAAGACAATCTTATAATGCAGTTGCAGGATGAAGTCGGCAAATGGCACCACGCCTACGACGCACTCATGACTGAAAGGACCCAGCTCGTTTCACAAATCTCTGAACTCGAAGGCAAATGCGAAATGCAAGAAAAGCACATCCGCGAACAAGCAGAGACAATCGCCATGAAGGACAATAGAATCGACGAACTCGAAGGGGCTCTGCGAAACATATTTATCAGAACTCGATGAGGCATAAAAAATGAAAGACATACTCATGAGCATCCACGGCAAATGGGCTGACCTCATTTACCAAGGCAAGAAAACGCTGGAACTCCGCAAGACAGCTCCAAAAACAGGCGGCTACCTCGATGCAACCGTTTACATCTACAATACGGATGTCCGCAGTATTGATGGTCGTATGGTCGTAACGGAAGTGTTCGAAATTACCGAAATCACCGACGAAATCTGTGCCAAATCCTGTGTTCCGCGCGATGAAATACTCAAGTACAAAGGCAACGGCAAACTCTATGGATGGGTAATAGAAGGCTCTGACGAGTTCGAAGCGAACTGGCTCCAGCTGGAAGACCTCGGAGCGACTCGCCCGCCACAGTCCTGGCAATACATCAAGAGGTAA